ATGCAAGGTCGATAAACAATAAAGTATTTAACGTTCTTTGGTAACGTGTGGTTTTGCTCAACAAATTCATAATTTGCAACTCCGTTAGTTTCTGTTTTCAGTAAGTATTTCATATATTAGATTTAACAATTTCGTGAATAACTCCGTTTATTAATTCGCGTCTTACTTCTCTTTCAGGTTTAGCACAATCGATAGTTTCAACCGTGTAATTCACTGCTATTCCTTGCGAAGTAAAACTACCTTTATTACCACCTTGTTTGATTTGTTGTGATGCTTTTTCAAGTACGTTGGTTAAATGCACTGAATTTTCAAATGTCAAAGTAATGTTTATTGTTTTCATTCGATTGTTTCTAATTCAGCTAAATACAATTCAAGTTCAATCGCTTTCTTTTCAGCTTCAATTAATCTTCCAACTCGCATAAATACACTTTCTTTATTTTGTGAAAAATACGCTTCTTCAATTAATTCTTTCATAACTTTTAAAGTAAATTCATTTTGTTCAATAGCTGAATGGGTTTGATTAACTTCAACGTTAACTTTTTGCCAGTCAAATTCTTTTCCATTTTCGCAACCGCAAACAACGTCTCGGTATTTTATTTCGTTGCCAAATGTTGTGTAAATTTCTTCAAAGATTCCAGTACCGTCACATCCTTGACAAACGGTCATAAATTTTTCTTTTAGTGTTTTCATATTGTAAAATTAAGGTTTAAAATTATTGTGTTTTTTGTTTTTGTGTTAAGCGGTGTTATTCAATTATAAGCGGTAATTATTAAGATATTATTTTTAAAAATGTTTTTGCTTCTTTTTCAAAGTCCCAATCGTGATTTGTTATTAATCCTTTTTCGTTTAGAAATATTTGAAAATTAACTAATTTATTTAATTTATCTTCAAAACAAATATGCGTTTTACTAGGGTGCTGTTGACGACTTGTGTAAAGTATTTTTTTTTCACATTCTTTACACTCCCAAATATGATGCGTGAAACCCATAATTAATTTATTAAGTGAATTAATCCATAAACGTTTTTACAAATTTGATTTTTAGCTTTTACGCTTCTTTCAGTTTGTTGAGCTATCATTTCTTCAATAAACTTTTGTTCTTCAATTATAGCTTGTTTAACTGCTTCTATTGCGTCCATTCCGTTAATCATTAATTTGATTGCTCTTTCTTCGATTGATTTAGATAATAAAGTTTTCATATCGTTTCCGTTTTAGTGTCTACAAATATAAGTACTATTTATTAATTAAATACACTTTTTTTAATTTATTTTAAATTTATTTTATAACTCGTTGAAAATCAAGCATAAAAAAAGCCGTCTGAATTAACAAACGACTTTAATTAACCTAAAAACACAATATGGAATGTAAATATACGATTAATCTTTTAAATCTTCAATTTGTTCTTTACTTCTTTTCGCAAAAATAATAAATGCTTTCCAAACATCTTTGCCCGTTACACTTTCGTAACTTTCATTTATCGACTTCAATTCAGTTACCACGCAAAAGAAAGTAAACATTTTAGTTAATACTAAATCAATAGCTATAAAATGCCCTAAAATATCGCTTATAACGAACTTTTCTAATAAGAATATAAATACTATTGCGCCACTATATAAAAGGCTCTTAGAAATCGTGTGTGAAAGTCTACGCGAACGTATCTTTTGACCTTTCTTATAACTTCGCCAAATTCCAAAGCAAGTGTCTAAAATGATTGCAATAACCGCGATTAATACAAGTGGTTTTATCGGTGTTAATATTGAGAAAAAAGATAATAGCAAAAGAGTAATTTTAGTTTTCATTGTTAATCGGTATTATTGGTGGTACGTATTCACTCAATGGAATTTCTAATAAATAAGCGTATTCAGTTGGTGAAATATCCAATTCGTCTTGTTCACTTAAAAATAAGAAATAAACGTTATTAATATCTTGAACAAAGTTAAAAAATGTGTCGCTGTCAAAGAATACATTTTGTAGACTTTCCGCTGTTTCTGTTGTTACTATTCTTCCTTCCATTTTAATTATATCTACTTAATGCTGTTTGGTAAGTTGTTACAGCTGTGTTAAAGTTTGCTATATCTGTATCCGTTAAACCGTCACCAACGGAAGCAAATTTACATATTCCGTTGAAATTATCAGAGCCAAAACCACCCAATCTTGCGAGTTCTATATTTGCTGTTGGTCTTGCACTTGAATTTAATGTAGCAGTTTGAATTGTTCCATTATTTGCAAATTTTTGAACAGTTGAGGACAATCTACTAATTATTCTAAATTTAGCTCCACCACCAGAAAAAGTATAAGATGACCAAGCTGAACTATTTACGCCATATAACCCTTGAGTGTAAATAGCTAATCTATTTGGAGCATTATAAGCACCTATCATACAAGCTTGCGTTGCTTCAACTCCTGATATAAAATAACTTAAATGTGCATCATTCAATCCAAGAACAGTTGACGGTTGTATCCCAGTTTGTGCAAAAGTCATTAGTGAAGTCATTCCATTTGAAGTGTGCGTCCAACCTGTTCCAAAAGTTAAATTGTAAGTTCCTGGAGTTTTAAGATTTACCGCATGAGATGAAGCCGAACCACCAACTACTGGATAGATAGCTTTCATTTTTGTCCAAATTCCATACGCCTTCATTCCTATAACAAGGTTGTTAATAGCGTTAGCTTGTACTTGGTCATCAATTGCAGCTGCATTAATAAATGCTTGTGCATCTGCATCTGAAACTGTTTGTGTACCAATAGAACGTCCTAAAGTTGTGTTAAATGCTTGTATTGCTGTGTAAAGGTTAGTTATTTCAGTTGAATTTAAAGTGTCTCCAAAATAAACAAATGCCATTTCTCTACTGTCATAAGATTGTATTCCTCCTGTAGTGTTTCTTGCTCCAATAGCAACATTAATATTTAGTGCTGTATTTAGCGTTGTAGGGGATGCCGTTCTAATTAAACTCCCATTTCTAAAAAGTTGCGTTTGTGTAGCACCAGTTTTTGAAACAACAAACAATCCTCTAGTATCTGTAACAAAATTTCCAAAACCATTAAGTATGTAATTGTTAGCACAAAAATAAGTATTATTGTCCGTAAATTTAGGTGCTATTTGCAAACCCTCAAATGTAACACTACTGACAGCTCCAAATGATGCACCAGCTGTTATTGTATTGTCTCTGATATAAGCACCCGCTGATACATTTGTCCCTGTTGTTTGAGTAGATAAATTGAAAAAACTATTGGCAAAAGCTGTTGTTCCGTTTCCTTTAAATCCCGTTGCTGAATGTGTCCAACCCGTTGAAAAAGTTAATCTAAATGCTGCATCTAAATCTCTTGGGTCTTTAAGATTGAATTTATGACTGCTTGCCGTGCCACCTACAATTGGATAAATAGCCTTCATTTTAGTCCAAATTCCATACGCTTTTAAATCACTAACTAAAGTTATAATTGCACTTTGTTGTGTTGGGTCAGTTATTCCAGCCGCTGTGATAAATGCTTGTGCATCGTCAACTGTTTTTGGCATTAAAGAGATTAGGCTTCTGTACATGTCCCTACAATATCAAATTTAGTATCTGTTGAATTGTAAATGCAACCAATATAAGTGGTCTTATTTGCCGTTGTTGTTGTTGGTGCTGTAACTCCTATTGCTCTAAAATTAGTTCCGTATGCAATTGTTCTAGCTGTGCCATTGTCCTTAACTCTAATAATCAAAGATTGACCTTCAACAAATGCACCAGTAGGGTTTGCTAACGTTAAACCAACCGCCTGCGCTGTAATTGTAACTATGTCATTTGTACTAACAGCTGTAACCGTTGCACTTGAAGCAACCGTTTGAACTCTTGGATTTAAAAACGTTTGGTCACCCGTATTCGTTCCACTTGTATTTCCGATTACGGTTAAATTTGCATCCGTTACATATCGTTTATTTGTTGAATCAGCAACTTCATCTGTTGTTAACGCTTTATTTTTCCAAAGTGTTGTTGCTGTTTCATAAACTAACGTTTGGTTGTTTGCAACGCTTGAAATAGCAACGTCGTGGATTTCGTTAAGTTCGTAACCGTTTTGTATTTGTACTTCAATTTGTCCTTGCGTCGGGTGTGAACGCGTTACTTTACCAACATAAACTAAATGCGTAGGTGCTAAAGTTTTCGTGTCCGTGTAAGTTCCCGCAACTGTTCCACTAAGATATAATTGTGCGCCCTCAGTAAAAGCTGACGTATCTAAACCGCTTAAATCACCAATTACAACGCAATAACCAACACCGTTGTTTAAGATATTCGATTGTAATAATCCGAACGTTCTTGAACTAAGCGCGTCACTTACCGCCAACGCTTTGCTAACAATTGGTTTATTTCCATTTGCTCCCGAAATAAATACAACCGTTCCCTTTGTTAAAGTTGCGCCAGTCATATTTTTAACCTCGCGAACTAACGTCCCGGCTTGACCTGCCGTTGGAATATCTAACGCGGTTATAAATGGATTTACTCCGTCTTCACCGTCGTTAATTAAATCACTTGTGTTTGTGAAATTAACTTGTGCGCCGTCTTCAATTCCATCTAGTTTAGTTTTAAGTATATCAGTAAAATCGTTTGCACTTAAACCTTTTCCGGGTACTTTATCAACTTTAAGATTAAACGCTGTTATTAAATCTGTTTGGTCTGTAATATCTCCACCAATTCCACCCCAAACAGTTAAATCCGCAACGTCCTGCGCTGTAATTTTTTTAGTGGTCGCACTTTGAACAATTGGAATTTCTTCCGTTCCACTTAACGCACTTCCAACAGGTAATTCACTTATTTTTATGCTCATTTTCTTCTATTTTCTTTAAGAACAATTCTAATTTCTTAACGTTTTCTTTCTTTGGTTTGTATCTTTTACAAGTACCAACCTCTACAGCTGTAGTCTTTTTCATTACCCTCGTTTAAATAAAATCCACCAATATTAGTTTGTCGCATCGGATTAACATCGTTATTGCTGTTAAAAGTGTATTCAGGAAATAAAGTTGAATTTAAACATAAATACCTAATCATTCTTTTAACAAAACCCTGCGCGATCAAAAGTTCTTTTTGAATAAGAAAATCAACATCGTTTTTATTTACGCTTTCGCTGTTTTCTGCGGTGTGTTTGAATATTCCTTTATTAGCAATTTGAAACGCTCCAAACGGCAAGTATTCAACCATTGCGTAATGAATCAAAATAGGTTTGCAATACTTGTTAACTAAGTGTTCGTATTGGTCGGTTAAATCTTCGTTTTCGATTTTCGTTTGTAACGCTTCTAATAATTCGCTTCCTAAATATTCTTCAAGTCGAAGCGATTGAGCGATTGAAATATATTGTATAAATTTGTCCACGTCCATATTTCCGCTCATTGTAGTGAACTTCGTAACGTCGTCTGTTGATATTAATAGTACTGTTGGCATCTTTTAATTATTTAGGTAAAAATCCACGATTAGGCATATCAATAGGTCTTTGAGAAACTAATTCAGGGTTCTTAATAACGTAACCTAATTTTTCAGCTTTACGAACCGCCACTTGTTTTGCATTTGGCGAATTAACATCAATTCCACCTCCACTAAATGAAGCGTAAACTTGTTTATTCCATCTATGGTGGCAATTACCACCGCCCTTATATAAAAATCTATCAAAGGTTAATGCTCCACGTGGTCCCCAACCAATTTGTCTGCCGTCTGAATTTGTGTAAGCATCGCCCAAATAAGTTGCACTCATTCTTTCAATATCCTCTTTTCTGTAAATTTTATTAAATCTTTTCATTGAACGGCAAAAAGAACGGCTGTTTGCTTTGTCTTCACCTGCATAAACGTAACGTGTAATAAATTTAATTCCGTCAATTGTTTCGTCTTGTTCACTTTTTGAATTTGGGAAAGCAACTCCAGTTGAAACTAAATTAATTATTTGTTTTAAAACGCTTAATTCAACTTTCGGTTCTTTGCTTAATAGCTCGTTTTCTTGTTCGTCAGTATCGTAGTCAACTTCAAATTCATCAATTAGCAACCAATTAGGATTAACGTTTTCACCAAACGAACTTAAATCAACTTGTTCGCTTAATTCCGTTCCTGTTTCTTCGGCTACTTGTTCCGCTGTTTGTGCGTTTTCTAAGTCCACAAACTCCAAAGGTTGCAACGTTTTAAAATATAATTTTAAACTAATTTTATTAAAGCTTAACATCGTGTCGAAAGCTTCGATTAAACGGTCTTGAATAGGTCTAATAACCATATTATCAAACAATACGGTTGCCGTCTTTAATTCGTCTGCGTTTGAGCTAAAACCGCTACTTTTTGCAACTCCAAAAATTAAACCACTTACAACCTTATGCGCTAATAAAATCTTTTCAGTGCATTCCGTTGACAAATAAGAATAGTGCTCTGGAGCGTCCGTAAGTGGTATATCAGTTACCTCCGTTTGTAAGTCTTTAGAACCGCTAAACGAAACAATTACTTTCTTACCATTTGAACCTGTTAATTTTTGTTGAATTTGGTTGCTTCGTGTTCGTTGTTGTTCTTCGGTAAATTCTCCGATTATATTTACAACCTTAGTTCCGCTAAATGAATTTTCGGCATCGTTAATTTGATAGTTCATTATTGACTCCTCCAAATAAGCGTAACCAATTCCACCAATATAAGACGGCATTGCAAAATATTTCATTCCAACCATATAAGGACGAATATAAAGTATTTCGATTTTTTCTTTTGACGTTCCGTAAGCAGGAATTAATTTCGGAATAAACTCGCGTGTGTTTCCCCAATTGTCAGAATAAAAATAGTTGTTTATATTTCCGTCTTTATCGCATTTTTGAGGCGCTAATAAATTTACCGCAATATGAAAACCCTTAACAATAGAATCGTGTTTGTCATTATAGTGAACTTGTATTGCGCACTGTCCAAACATATAAAAATCCGTTGCTATTTGTCGAACGTCATTTTTCGATAAC